TCTAGCAATTCTTTCTTGAAAAAGTTCATTTAATTTCTGAGCTCCCAATCTCGCAATAAAGGAATCCTGAGATAGTAATCCATCACTACCAACAGGGTCAGATGATAATAAAATTGCGTATGGTGAATATAATGAAGGAATAAAATTTGTTCCGTAAGGTTGATGTATGGGTTGCCCTAATATTTGAGTGGTAACCCCATACATATCGTTAAAACCACCAACAGGACCGTAGTAGTTATCAATATAAGCAGCATCAATAAAAAATTCATTAACTAAGTCTAATACCGTATCATTAGGACTATACTCCCCCTGATTTGAATTTACAGGAAGTGGAACTCCATTATAATTAATATCTAAATTATAACCACCGTTAGGTCCGTATTCATTAAGAGGGTAAAGTTGATTAGAAAAAACACCATTAGTAATTAATTCATTTGGAGAATCTATTACATTTGAAACATTTAAAACTGTTTCATATGTTAAATCACCAACAGGTGGTGAATACACACCGGCAATGTTATATGGGGCTAAATTTCTAGCCATTAAAATATCTCTAAACGAAGACGATGATGCAAACGATAATGTACTATTTGACATATTTTTTTTCTTTTATAATAAATAGGTTAAGAACCTATTTTTAATGTAATTCATTTTTAACATTAATTAACTTTTTTTAGGCATTGGCATCCCAATTGCATTACTATAAACCTCACTAACTGTTGTAACAATTTTTTGTTTAACATCCGAATTATCAAGTAAATTTAAAACTTGTTTAGTATCAATATTTGAATTTGAGGAATTCACATTAAAATTAATATTATGTGTTACTTGAGAATTAGATGGTTGTGTGGTTGTTGAACCTCCTGCACTACTTGTCGTATTATTAGTTGTTGGTATCTGAGTATTTGCCGGTGGACCACCCAAAGCAACTTTAGTTGCATTCATTAATGCAGAAACTAATGGTATATCAGCACTTAACTTATTAGCTTGTTCTTTTACATTTGAAAAAGAATCTTTTAATTCTGTTTTAACAAATCCTGCAAAATCAAGAAAAGCGTCTGCTAATTTTCCGGCACCTGTCCCTGAATTACCATATTGTTGAAGTGCACCCATTACAGTGTCTGAAAATTTATCAATTTCTTTAGCAATATTTTTTGAAGATAATCCTTCACTTGGAATATTACCTAACGCTTCACCCGTTTTTCTAGCGGTAGTCAATATTTGTCCACCGGTTTTACTACCAGCCAAACCTAAACCTGTTCTATCACCTAAACTATTAATCGCCGCAGTAACAGCCTCAGTTGCAGACAACTGTTGTTTTGCCAACTCTTCCATTGTTGGAGGAGCGGTATTAGCCATTTTTTCAAGGGCCTCAATTTCAGGACCAGTTAATTGACTAACATCTTTAGTTTCACCCGCGGCAGTTTTGATTTCATAGGTCCCACCTTTACCCATTTCTGCCATATTGGCAATCATTTTCTTTTGGTCTTCAGTTGCAGATGGAAATGAAATTTCTTTCATTTTCTTATCTAAATCAGCACTACCTAAAGCCATTTTGGTAAGTTGGTCGTAAGAAATACCCATAGCTTGTGATATCTCTCTTAATTGACGTTTAGCACCCGGCATAATTTCAAAATGCCCATCTTTTCCAAGTTGAACAAATTGTTGACTCATTTGAGCTATTTGATTTTGTAACTCGGCAGGGTCGTTTTGTGACAAGTCCATAAGTTTTAATGGGTCAAGTAAACTACTTTGAGATACCCCTAATCTTTGCATTGCTGCAGCAACTTCAATAGCCCCCTCAGGGTCAAACACTTTTTCAGCAAACCCTAAAGTTTGAGACATATCAATTCTTAACGCGGTTGCTTGTGCAGCCATTTTAGCCAAACCTTCAACACCTCCCGCAAAATTATATTTGTTAAGTGCTTGCATATTATCTAAAACTTTACCTGAAACCGCTTGAGCGTTAACACCGGATTCTCTCGCAATATTAACAACTTTTAACATTTCTCCGGTAGCCTTTCCAGCAGAAACACCTACATCCGCCATACCACCAACTATTTTAGCCGTTTCAAGACCTGTAACCTGCATTGTAGCATACAAATCTTTTGTGGTTTCCTCAGTTAATACAACATTTCTACCTAATTCCTTAGCAGCATCTTTTTGTATTGCAAGAACATTCTCAATATCCCCACCTAATTTTCTAACAGAAGTAACGGACTCAGACATACTCATACGTAATATGTCCGCCATAGCTTGACCTTGACCAAACTGTTTAAGCATTTGACTCGCGGCATTGTCAAGTGTTACGACTACTTCCGCAATCGCTTTAGGACTAAAATTAGAACCAATAGCATCTTCTAATCCTTTAGTCGCCTTACCTCCCGGTGTTGTTGAATCATTTGGACCCATAGTTAAATGTGTTTATAAATAAATACACCAAACATAGTTTTTAACTAACTAGTTTGGTGTGTTATTATCTATTAATTTATTTATAATGTATTTTCTAACATATGTCGGCATTGAATGGAAATCCGAATATGATATACGAAGTGATTGAGCTAAATACATATATTCCTCAATCATCATTTGTCTATGACTAAAAGAAAGGTCGAAAAAAGTCCACCCCAAAGGTAATCTCGAAAGACACCAATTCTCCTGACGGGGCGATTACACTTCTTTTTAAGTCCAATGACGGCTCATTTTCTCTTAAAAAATTTCTTATGTATTTTGAATCCATAATTGGTAATGATTCCACAAATGTTGCAATTACAGCTTTATCACTTTCACCATCTACTTCAACAATATGTTTTTGTAATTTCCAAGTAATTCTTGGGGCTTGTAATCCAACAGGATATTGGTCAGCCATTTTATCCAATTCAATAGTGTCGTAGAATGTTGTTGGTCTTAATTTAACGGTCACACCGGTTCTTGGTAATTTAGTTGTAAAAGTACCATTTTCATCCGGTTTAACTTGAGTTTTTTTAATGTTTAACTCATCTAATGTTATTGTACCAACAAATGGTTTGTTTGTTGATGGGTCAGTTAAATTAATACTGTATTCAGACCCAAAAGAAGTATTTCTTAAAAATATTAAAATAGCCTCAACATCACCATCTAATAATTCTTCAGGTCGTAAATCGTGTTCGTAAACTTTATTTCTTAATAATTTTAAGATTATGTTTTCACTACTACGACCAGCGCCAATTAAATAATTTTCGTCGTTAGCTGTTAAATAACCAACCTTAACCGATTTCTTTTTTGATTTATAAAAAACACCTCCGGTAGGTAATGTAACCACGTCGTGTGGTAAATTGAAATTCTGTGTTGCAGCATCTATTAAATTTTGTTCCATATATTTTTGTTTTTATTATAAATAATAAGAAATGTTTTTTTTATATAAATAAAAAACCCCACATAATTAAATGTAGGGTTGAATATATTATGAGTTTTATAATATTAGTAAACTAATATACATCTATCCATACGAAGAGTTGTTGTAATACCCGCAATAGCATCATCCGAATAACCTAACGAATCAAAATTAACATCAGTTAGAAAAGTCCCTTCTAAAATCCATTTTTCCACAACAACACCTGTTGGGTCTAACATCTCAAGGTCGATGTTCTTCTTGTATCCCGCTGCGTACCCCATACGTCCTGTTACAGACTCAGCACATAAACGTACCCATTCCATAAGAGCTTGTGATGCTGAAGGTCCAATTGGGTCTCTAAATTTAACACCTATTGTTCCCCAAGTAAAACGACCTGCAACATATGTTGAAGTGTTTAAGAAAGGTATCTCAACATCTTTAATAGTGATATGTGGTCTAGCAGCCGTTTCTACGAACCATTCGTTAATCCCTAAAGTAGAAGGGAATCGTACAATAAACCTATTTTTTCTTTTTGGTTCATACGGTATGGGCATTTTCATTAATAAATCAGCCATTGTCTATTTGTTTTTAATTTTTATTTTTTTATCTTGTTTAATATAAATATTACCTATTTAATTTTTTTCTCTTGACTTTTAGATTTAAATTTTTTATAATTCTAGAAATCCTAGTTATTATAATTAATTATTTAATAGTTTTTATTTATAATAATTATTTTAATATTCTTTTTTAATTCCTCCTGCTGTTGAATAAGTTTTAATAATATTTTCTGGGTCTTGCTCAAAATGTTTTTTAACTACGTCCACATTTTTTAAGTCGTCATCAGAGAAACCTATTTTTGGTACAAAATAATTATTTTTTTTATTTTTTAAGAAAGCCTTTTTTTGTATATGTTGGGACATTGCCTTAACATATTTAACAAATTCTTTTAAAGCTTTGATTTTACCTTCTTCCGGATTAGTTGCAGAACCTTCTCCATAACTTACAGGGTAAAACTTACATAAATCCAAATATTCTCGAATCATCTCTCTTTTAGTGACATTTTCTTCATCCGCTAAATCACGATATTTTTCCAAATTTTTAACTAATTCATTTGAATCAATACCATTTGTGTTTGAAACAATATAATTATAACAAGCTTCTTTTAATATCGAAGGAGTATGTCCTCTAGCGGTAACAATTGAAAAAATTGAACCATTATTAATCGCCTCTACAAAATCTCCCCAAGCCGGTGCCGGACTCGCTGTCATAGCGTCAACAATAAACTGTTTATCTCCTTTAACACCAAACCATCTAAAAGGATTTTCCGCAAACCCTACTATTGTGTGTCCGTCAAACTCAATAGGTTCTTTCCCAATTTGTTCTCGGTAAGTTGCAAAATCTTCGGTAGACATACCAACTTCATCACCATCTTCATCTTTTAATATTATTTTTGTGGGCATCGATACAATATTATCGTCCCAATCAAATGCGTAATATTTTTCATCCGGAGCACCAAACTCATCTATTCCTTCAACTATTCTATTTTTTAACATAATTTTATATTAAGGCTGAATTATGACCCACTATTACAATGGGTCATAATTTTTTTTATTATATATTCTCGAAAGAAGCTCCGGTTGGAGTAATATAGAACGTAATGTCTATAAATTCTAACGATTTGGTTGGTTTGATATAAATCTTACCTGTC